AATCCTCGCCACCGACCACCCGTCCAAAGCCGGCGATTGGTCAAATGAGTTGGCCGTGGCTGCGGACATGAGCGAGACCTCGATTGAGGACTTGATCATTCAGGTCATGGGCGCGACAAACGACCGTGGGCTGAAGATCAACCTCATGGCCGAGTGCATGGTCGTTCATCGTAACGATTGGTTCGAAGCCAACCGCATCTTGAGGTCCACCTTGCAGAACGACACGGCCAACAACGCGGTCAATGCGTTGAAGTCCACCGGCGTGCTGCCCAAGGGCATCAAGGTCAACCACTATCTCACGGACACCGATGCTTGGTTCCTGCGGACGAATGCCCCCCGTGGCATGATCTGCTATGACCGGGAGATCGGCGCGTATGAGATGGACAACGACTTCGACACCAAGAACGCCAAGTCGAAGAAGTACGAGCGGTATAGCTTCACCGTTGACGATCCTCGCGCCCTCTACGGTTCGGCGGGCGCCTAACCTGGGTGCGGGTAACCAATCCCGTAAATGAGACGGGGGGCGCGTGCAGCGCGCCCCCCGTTCCCAATAGGAGTATTTTAAAATGGCTGCAAACAATCTTACAAACTTCCCCGGCGGTTTCCCGAATGGCGCGACCATGCGGGGTCTCCCGGTTCTAAACACCTACGGCGGCGACGTCTTCTGGGTTGATAGCGGCGCCGGCGCCAATACAGGTAAAGGCACGTTTGATAAGCCTTTCGCCACTATCGACTACGCAATTGGTCGCTGCACGGCGTCCAATGGCGACATGATCATGGTCAAACCCGGCCACGCTGAGACCCTGGCGGCTAACATTACGATGGACGTCATCGGTGTTACGGTCTATGGGCTTGGGCAGGGCACACTTCGTCCCACGATCACCGTTGGCGCATTTGACGGCACGGTCGCCATGACGGCGGCAAATTCGGCTATGTATAATGTTCGATTCGTGCTTGAAGACACCGACGACACGGTCGCGAGTGCTATCACAATCACGGCTGATGGCTGTGTTGTGGACGGTTGCGAAACCGTGGTTCATGCTACGGCCCAGTTCACCACTCACTTGACGGCGACCGATGCGCAGTTTGTCGAGATCAGGAACAACAAGTTCCGCTCTTTGCATACCGCCAGTTCGACTTCCGGTGTGGTCGTGGACGGCTGTGATGATCTTGTCATGGTGGGTAACACCATCGACGGACATTTCACAGAGCACGCGCTGGACAACACCACGCCAGCGTCTGCGGATGAAATCCTTCGTGCCTACATCGGTTATAACAATATCATCAACCGGTCCACCACGGCGGGTGATCTCGCGGTTCAGTTAGATGCTGCGGCAACCGGCATGTTCGAATACAACAATATAGTTGGTGGTCTCGCAACGACCGCCGCTAACTATGACATCGGCGACATGGCGAGCATGGGTTCGCTGGTCGCCGACAGCGTAGGCGTGGATGTCCACGGCATCGCTCTCGGTACTGCCGCTGTTTAAACTTCATAGGAGAGGGGCGCAGCGCCCCTCTCCGTTTATCTAGAGGACATAAAGATATGCCCAAGCAAAAGGCTATCACTCTAGCCCCGGACGCTCTCGATAGAAACGGGCTTTCCACGACCGAAACACTTCTGGCCACTCGGCTAGACTACCTTATTAACGGCGCCTTCGCCGTATCCGGCAGTTATGATGTCGATGCTATTGTTGCCAGCGCTATTCCTGTAGCGGGGACAGCGATGACAATCTTAGACCACAACTTTGAAGATCGAAAAGGTGCCTACATCCTGATCGACAGTGATGGAAGCGGTGACGAAACCGGCGGCACGTTTGTCATCGTCGGTAAAGAACACGGCACCGGTAATGCCATTACCGAAACCATCACCGGCCCCGATGCGGATTTAATTGTCCTGGGTACGACGCGCTTCGCCTCAGTTACTTCGGTGACGCCGGCGGGCACGCTCTCTGGTAACACGGTCACGGTAGGCGTCAACGGCTACGCTACCTTCTCCACGCCGCAGCACATGTCCACGTATCACGCCGCCGACGACAGCGGGGAGACCGTTACGTTCTTAGGTGAAGATCGCTACGACGAGACACTTTCCGAGACCATCACAGGCGGCGGTCTGGGTGCTACCGTTGATACGACGCAGAACTTCAAACGTGTTGACCGTATCACGGCCAGCGGGGCCGGCGCCGGCGCAACCGAGGCCGGTAACGATGGCCTCTGTGAGAGCCAGTGGTATGTGTTGAACTACCGAGGCAATAACTTCAGTGTCGGCCTGGGACTGGACATCGTGTCCGGCACCTTGACCTGCGCCGTCCAGCACACCTTCAATAACGTGCAGGGCAAAGGCTTCCGCGAAGGTGACGCCACGGTGCATACACACGATACCATCACCGGTAAGACGGCAGATTTCGACGGCAACTACTCTAACCCGCCTGTCGCCTGTCGCCTGGCCATCACGGCGTTCACCAGCGGCAGCGCAACGCTGAGAATCGTCCAGTCTGGAAGTGGAACATAATATGGGCATTTCAAAAGTCGGTGTCGACACCGAGAGTGACCTGTCGCTTTCTGAACTCTTGGAGTTGGTGGGCGATCCAAAGAAGGCCAAGAAAGCCCTCGCCGAGATGGCTGAAGCCACTCGTCAGTCCGAGGCTGCTGCCAAAGCAGCAGAGGCGGCGCAGGATGGCGTCCGACGTGAGCGTAAGGCTCTGGAGGACGAGGATCGGGCGCTCGATGCCAAACGCGATGCTATTGCCAAGCGCGAGGCGCGGATCGAGGGCATCGATGCCGACGCTACCGAGCGCGAGGCGCGTCTTCAGCAGGGGCTGAAGGACCTCCGCGCGGGTCAGGCCGCACTTGTTTCAGCCCGCGAAACCTTCGATAAGGGCATCGGCGCCGCCGAGAAAAAGGCCGAACGTGACTTGGCTGACGCCAGGGAACTTCGGGACCAAGCCCTCTTGGTCGCCAGGGACGCCGAGGATCGTATGGAGGCGATGCGTAAGGTTCTCGACTAATGGGCATCAGTCGCGATGAAATAGAAGCGGCCATTGCGTCCACGAGGAACACCACGATTGATCTTCTTGGCAGCGGAGACACTTTCACGGGCGTAGGTGAGATGAATACCGCTGCTGACGTAATGGTTTCGTGCATTACGGACAATTCAGGCACGTTGCATTTTGATTTCAGCGTTGACGGAACGAATTGGGGCAACTTCCCTTCTTCTGGGTTTGCAATAGCTTCCGGCGTGCATGAGTTCCATACGGCGGTAAAGGGGCCCCGGTATTTCAGGGTAAGACTGATAAATGATAGCGGAGCGCAAAGTTATCTGCGGCTCTATACATATTTCGGCACCTATCGTCAGCCAAACATACCGCTGAACCAAGCCATCTCTTCCGACAATGACGCGGAGTTGGCGCGTTCGGTATTGGTTGGCGAAACGCAAGGCGGGACATATATAAACGTCCCGGTTAGCAGTCAGGGCAAAATACAGGTAGACCTACCAAAGACCGCCTTCGGGGAGTTACAGGTAGCTGAAAAGACACCACAGGTGCAAGTCAAGTTTCCTATGGGCTTGATTACGGACAACATTCAAGTGTTGACTAATAAAAGCGGTTCTTCGGTTACGGTAGTTGATGGGTTATGCACGATTACTTGCGCGGGCGTCGCTGAATCCTTTAGCCAGATTCGCTCCAAAGACGTTATCCGCTACGGCCCAGGTCAAGGGATGAACGCCAGGTTCACGGCGCTATTTACAACTGGCGTGGCTAATAGCAGTCAATGGGCTGGCCCCGGCGACGATGATGAAATGATAGGCTTTGGGTGTGACGGGACTTCCTTTGGTATCCTACATCGAAAGATGGGCGAGTTGGAGGTTTACGACCTTACGATAACCCAAGGCGCAGTCACGGCAACTGGAACTATCACGCTAACGATTGACGGCACGGCGGTTCCGGTTGAGGTAACAAGCGGAGATAGCATCGCGGCGGTAGTGGCTAAGATTGTTGCGGAAAGCGCGGCGGTGTTTAATGCTGGCAGAGGGTGGGAAATCCATACCGACGCAAGCCAAACGATAACTATCATTTCTTTGGTTGCCGAGGCGGCGGGCGGGACGTTTAGCTTTGTAGACACCGACACAACGGGAGTAACAGCGACCGGTGGCTTTGTTCAGGTTCTGGCGGGCGTTGCACCAACAGAAACCATTACGCCGCAAGCAAGCTGGAATGTAGACGTATGCGATGGAACCGGCGTTTCAGGTATGACGCTGGACCCGACCAAGATTAATATCTTTGATGTTGATTTCCAGTATCTAGGCGCGGGAAATATATTCCTGGCTATCGAAAACCCGGCAACAGGGCAATTTGAGCCGGTTCACATGATGCAGTCCGCTGGTTCTAATACAACGCCGACATTCCGCCAACCGACGTTTCACATTAACATGATAGCCAAAACGGAAAGTGGCTATTCGGGTGGTGCCTTATCTATTAAAACCGCGTCAATCGGCGGGTTTATCGAGGGAAAAGAGGCCCATTTTGGCACGCGCCACGAGGCTGAGGCGGTGGTGTCTACAAACGGCACAACGGAAGTGGTCAATCTGGTGCTTCATAATGAGGAACGCTTTCCCGTTACGGGCGCGGCCACCACAAGAAACAAGGTTGAGGTTTACCCCGACCATTTGACGATTATTAACGACAGCACTCGGAGCGTATATAATGACAAAAACACGTTACATCCACGGCGATTTTAATATCATTTGTGAGCGAACTGGTAGTAAAATAAAGCGGTCACAGGCTCGCAAGGAGTGGACC